GGCTTATTTTCAAAGCACGTAATAAACACAGACGAGTTACCGGGATCGACTAAAATTGACCACTTTCTCGGATCTGCCGCACTATAATTATTAAACACTCTTACTGTTTCGAAGTTACTATCACGTAATCTTTTGATAAAATAACCGGCTGTCTTTAGTTTGTTTTTTGTATGTCTATTAATCATTGCGTTAAGGAAGAAATTATATACTTTAATTTAATACAGTCTGTATCATTATCAATAACAACAACACCATATTCTGTATTAATATTACATTTATACTCGCTACTTACTGCAGAGAGTAATCTAATATTATCAAAGTTAACAGGAGTGGACTTTAGCTCAGTATCACTACTACCTACAGTTATAGAATAATTATCTGTGTTATGTCTAGACTTATCTGTAAGATCAGCTTTTACTGAGCCATCTTCTGTGTAGAAATATACTTTATTAGTCTCAGAGGCAAACGTACTACCTTTTAGAAGCGATTGTACGATTTCTCTATTAAACTCGAAGTTAACATCAAACTTAAAGCTTCTAATTTTATCTACGTTAAGTCCAGGTTTAGTTAAAAAGCCTTCTTCAAATAAGTGATATTTAAACTTAACGTCACTACCTCGATACTCAAGATTATTAGAGTTGATAGTAAGTATCACCTCATCATCATGTAGTGTATCAATTACTCTTTGAAACTTCTTAATATCTGGTACATTAATAGTAGTAGTTATATCAAAGTCCGACTTAAACTCAGATAACAATACAAGTGTATTATCAATAGACGAAACCAAACAGCTCATACCACTTGGAGTTATTTCAAAAATAGCGCTATCGTTTATTCTTGAAACAGAATCCAAATATCTTAGAAATTCACTGCGGTTTTTTATTTTTAGCTCTCTTGGCATTATACTTTGATTTTATACTACTATCTCTAATTTCAACTAATATTTTATTTTGATTCTCAAGCAGTTCAATAATTTTATCAACCTTACTAGGCTCACTAAGATCAAACTCCATTTGATTAGGGTCATTAAGCTGCTCGACAGATGTTTGTACAGGCCCCGGAACAATAACTTGCTCTTGTTGAGCTTGTGCTAATTCAGCTGCAGCTTGTTCTGGTGTTACAACATTAGCTTGCACTGGTAATGGTTGCACTGGTTCTGAAGACGGTGGTGCTTGCTGTGGTTGATGTGAAGCTGGTGTTGAGGTTGATCTAAGCACTTGTTCAAACTGTTTTTTTACTTCATCAGACTTGGGTTGCAGGTTTGTGGATTGACCTACAAGCATTTGATCTTGCTGTTTAGTCTCTCCATAAACCTGCCCCATAAACTTCAGAAGGGTATTTCTTTCTTCTGGTTTCATATTTTACAGATCTTTAAGTAGGTCGTCAATTTCATCATCTACTGAACTTGATGATGTTTCGTTCACAGTAGGTACTGATTCAACTTGCGGTGTAGATGTAGGTACTACAGGAGCAACTGATGCTACCGTAGCAGCCTCTTCCTCTGAACCATCTTTACAATAATAATGTTCGTCAAGCATCTGCTTAAGATCGTCTGCAGACTTAATAGGAAATACCTCTTTAAGGTCATATACATCACCGTATACTTTCTCCTGCTCTTCAGCTGACAAGTCAATCTTTCCAGCGGTAGTAAATCTAGATGATACGTAAGTCGGGTAATCACCTTGCTGCTCAACCTTCACCTTAAAGTTAACACCATCAGCTCCTAGATCAAATACCCGAGCGCCGAACTCCTCTGCGTCTTCACCCTCAATTGCCTCAGTAATGATCTTATGTAGTTGCTTACCGTAACGTAAAAGCTTTACCTTACCATTATTATCTGGGTTAGTAGGATCATCTACTACATAAACATTAACAAGCCACTTCTCCATACGTCTAATAGCTTGTGACTTCTCTTTCTCTTCATCTGTACCCATTCGTGAGTCTTTATAACGAGCTTCTGCAATTGGGTCACGCTCACCAAAGGTTTGTGGTGATAGTGCTTGAACATATTGACCGGTAGCAAACGATACCCAGCCGTGGTTATAATAATGGAAGAAAGTATCTTTAGGTGACTTAGCATAAGGTAGTAACCTAACTGTATAGGTATTACCCGGTCGGCACTGAATAATTTCGGTATAGTTATTTTGATTTGTTTTGCTTTCTGCAAGTGCCCCTTTAATGGACTCGAACATCGATGTATTGAATGTACTCATGATTTAATTTTAATTTATTTTTGTTTGTTTTCAACTAGTTTAGTTTTAATAATTTGCTTCCCTTTTCTTGCTTTATGTTTTAGTATACTAGAGCCTGTAAACTTAGTTCTTGTCTTTGTGTATAGGTTCCAGAAGTCGCTAATAATAAAATTAAGAATAGGTGTCTCAACAGATTTTATTATAGCATCAACCTCCAGTAAATGCAACGTATAAAAGTTAATCTTATGCTGTTTTAAATGTGTAAGTATTTGTGGAAGATTGCTATCCATACTCTTAATATACTCCTCTAGTGTTAAGTTATTAGCCTTACAATGCTGATATATAAAAGAAAGGCACTCCTTTATTTTAGATATTGAAGAGTCACTATCTGGATCCTGTGTCTCCTTTTTCTTCATATACATTGAATAACACTTAAGAGCCTTTCTTGTCGTAAAGAAGTGTAAGTCAAAATACTCACTATCACTATATACTTTATATGGTGATATAAACCAATCCTGTAGGTTAATATGTTTATACCTGTGAAAGAAGGATGAAAGTTTCTTTAAGCATACTATATCCTTTTCAGCTAGGTTATCGAAGTTGTTCCTAAATCGAGTAGGTTTATTTTTTACACTTCTAGATGTATATAAGTGACTGTTGTATATCTGCTCTTCTTTTTTTGAAATCATAGATCAATATTCTTATTAGCGTTCAAGTACTTTGTAATGTACTTGGACTGAGCTATAGAAGGCTCAAACCCTAAGAATATTTTAACTAGTTCAAAGTTATTATCAACTGATAAAAGGTCTTTTAGTATGCTTCTCAACCTTTCTTCTTTTAATACAAGTACAAATATGTTTTGAAGTGATAGTTTTTTACCTTTTAAAAGCGTGCAATATGTACAGAAGCAAAGAAGTAAATGTTCAGCCTCCGCATCCATTATAGATTTTGTTGGTGAATTATTTGATTGTGATGTGTTTAACATGGTAAAAAGTTTTTAGTTAGATTAGCAAATTCATCCGTTAGCTTACCACCAGCGATTGCTGGTGATCCACCACCTGCACAGAACGCCTTAGCTAATACACTAACATCAGCTTCACATTCTTTTGAACGTCTAAACGATACAACTTTTGCATCTAAATTTATGACAATTCCAATATCAGCTTTCTTTCTAGAAATTATAAAATGAGCTACTTCACTAACTGCATAATCAGCAAATATAGATACAACCTTATAGTCTTTAATTGTACCCATATAGATCGGACCTTGAAGCTGGTCTCTAAATTTCTTTATAAAAAGCTTTATACCGTTTTTCTCATGTGGGGTATATGATCTAAACCCACCGTAGAAAGCTTCAATAAACTTATCAACCTTTGGCTTATTGTATGTTTTATGAATTGCGTTTAATTTGAGAGAGTCACTATATTGAAGCTTGTAGCTATCATAATCATCTATGTATTTTATCAACTCGTCTTGTTGTGATGTTAGCTTTATAACACTACTAAATTTATCTTTAAGAAGCTTAATACATGAAGTATACGGTTCAATTATAGCTTTAGCATTTTTATATTGCGTCACTTTCTTTGAGTGTGGTATATGATGATCTACAATAACAAAATTTGACCTATCTACAACTTCTATTTGCTCAGGTGATAGATCTAAATCAAGAACAAAAACCTTATCAAAATGGTCAAGTGTATGCTTTCTATTATTAATCTCATTAGTAAAACTTAACTCACTCGTCTCTATAACAATAAAGTCTACGATCTTAGTATTATATAACCATTTTATAAACAGTGCAGAACCTGCACCATCAAGATCGTTATCTGTAAAGACTAATATATTCACTCATTATATTTATACCACCTTTACTATCTTGCAAGGCCTGCTAACGCATTAAGTGTATCATCATCATCATCTTCAAGGTCAACATCATCAGCCTGCTCAATGGATAGTGTAGGATAATCGATTCTCATAGCTTGAGTCATACCTCTAGCACCGTACCTGTTCTTCATCATACCCAATCTAATAATCTCCATCTCACGATCCTCCTCATTCTGATAAATAGACACAATGCAGTCAGCAGTTGCAGCCAGGCCTATAGATTCCGATATAGTAGCTAGCTCGGGGTTATCTTGATCAAATCCAGATCGATTTAACTGAGTAGCTGATATAATAGGACACTCAAATACATATGACATAGCACGTACTTGCTCAGTTACATGCTTAATACGTTCATATGAATTACTACCTACAGATGAGTTTAATAAGTTAAGATAGTCAATTACAATAGCATCTAATTTAATTCCTTTATCCTCAAACTTCTTTATATATCCTTTAAGTTGATTAGGTGTAATAGTTGATGGTGGAAACTCTTTAATAAACATCTTACCCTTCTCCTGATTAATCGTATGCTTAATAGTAGGACCATTATGACGTAACTCCTTCATAGGTATTTTAGTAACATTCGAACAAATACGCTGAGCATATAGCAGTTCAGCCATCTCTAACGTTACAAGTAACACATTTTTACCTTGACTAGCAATATTATGAGCGATATTACCTAGAAATATAGACTTACCGATATTTGTTTCACCAGCAAAAACATACAAAGACTTACCATTCTCTAAGAAACCACCACCGAGATGTTCATCTAACCACTCCCACTTTGAGGGTATAAATCTCTGCTCTGAATTTAGGTCATCAATAAGTAAGTCAATCTCATCATACATGTTATAACCTAAATCAGTTACTAGACTTATATTACAAGACTCCTCAAACTTCTGCAGTACATCAGATGTATCAACTTCACCCTTTGAAACATCTTCAGCTACATTTAGCATAGTATGATATACAGCCTTCTCTTTAAGAAACCTTTCTGTGTTATCATATAACTCATCTTTATCTAGATTCTTATCTATATTATTAAATGACTGAACTAACTCCTTAAATGAGCTTTTCTGATCATCAGTAACAAGGTAAGTCTTTATTTCGGTTATAGTAGGTAACTTATTTCTCTTCTCAGAGAAGTCCTTAATAATATCAAAGACGCTCGCAATGGCCTTACTCTTAAAGTACTCTGGCTTAACACTATCAGCTATAGCTGCTAAATAACCACTATCAGTAAGGGCCTTATATATTAGTATATTTTCATACTCGTCTAGATTAATTAAGCTCACATATATAGTGTAATATGTATCAGCTCATATTCAACTAAATTATGTTACAAAAGAACTAATAGTCTCGTTTTTGTTTGTATACAGTATACAGACTAACAGCTGTGTAATATATATAGGCGTTTATATTCCAATATAAACTAGATCCAGCTTGCTTCTTCATATTACTCAAAAATATTATGTCTGCCTCCCTATAGCTAATAATTTTTGAACCATGGTGAATATCATGAATAATACAACTAAGATTAAACCGAGCGCTAAGTATTTTTCTCAACCACCTAGGTGTAAACTTATTAACACCACAGTGACTATTACACTCTGGTAACTTTATACCAGTCTTTTTTTCAAGCTCTTTTATTTGTCTTCTTAAATCATCATCAACCATACCAATATTTATTGGTCAGTTGCTTTATATTTGTTTAAAAACCACTCTTGACCCTTTTCAAATTCAGGTGTAAACTCTCTAAGTCCAGGTGATGCATGTGTTATGAGAATATCACTAACACCTACTTTAAACCCAGCTTTATGAGCTGCCATGCTATAGTCAATATCGTAAAAATGAAATTTAGCAGGGCACTTTTCATCAAATCGCACTTTTTCAAACACTTCTTTTTTGATAGCCATAAACACACCATCAATCATAACTACCTGTTGCGGGTATGGTCCGAAAGCAGTCATGCCTTTTGCATTACCATTTAAATGAGATACAGCACCGTGTAAGTTACCACTTCCAAAACCACCACCCATTAGATGCCATAGTGCTGGTTTTTCTAGCTTACACTGTGTTGCACCTGCTACACCAAATATATCAAACTGATCAAAGTTTTCTAATAGTTTTGCTTCAGTAACATTCTCTAATATAACATCATCATGACATAACACAAGATAGTCAACACCTTCTTTTTTACAGAAGTCGATTGCCTTGTTATAAGCCTTTGCAATAGATAACCTATTACGTTCTTTAAAGTAAATCTCTACACCGTCTACATACCTACCTGATTTATAGAGTAAACAGTTCTTCTTCTTACCTTTTGTTAGTGAAAAATAAAATACCTTCATATGAATAAAAATGGTGACTTAACTTCAAAGCTTCCTACCTTATTAAACCTCTTAGTTTCAGCATTTAACCTTAGAATAGTTCCTTCAGGTACTAGCTTGTAACCTTTACCAGGCATAGTTGAATAGTCCCCCTTACTATTATAATGTAAGATGGAGCCATTTCTAGCTAAATATACTTCGTTTGTGTCACAATCAATAATTGATAAAGCAAATGTACCTTCTAGCATTTCTAGCACTTGCTTAATATAATAAACCGGTCTTGGCTTCTTATAATTACAGTTTTCCATCATATGTTGTAACAATTCAGGTATAATTGCTGTATCAACAGGGTTATTCCAACTCGGTCTACACCATTGCTCTAGTTCAGCAGCATTTGTTAATACTCCGTTATGAAATACCATCCATGATAAACTATCAAACGGATGTGAGGTGTCCCACGCCCAGTCTCTCTTTGCGGATGTAGGAGCCTGTACATGTCCAGTAAAGTACTTCGTATTAAAGTGATCAATCTTAACCTTATCAAAGTTAATATCACCTTCAACCTTCATAATTAGCTGATCGTCTGTTGTAAGACTTACAGCACTACTTGCAAAGTTACCCCTCTCTTTATTTGCATCATACAACACTTCAAAGGTA